CGGAAGCCGGCCTGCAAGACGGCGATGTCGTCGATTACGTCATAGAAGACGGCAACGATTTCGAGATCCAGATTGGGCAAACGTACAACTCGTCTGGTCCGTCGCTGAGCCGAGGAACGCCGGCGGCATCCAAGGTTGGGGGAGTAGCGGGGACCAGCCAGATCAGTCTTTCTGGCAATGCTCAGGTTTTTATCACTGCCGTCGCTGAGTCCTTTGACATCAGCAGATATACGCAAAAGTCTTCGCCAGCAGCAACGGACCTGCTGTTAGCCTACGATTCCGACGCTGGTGGTCTCGTAAATCTATTATTGGGAAGCATATTCCCGTTATCTCTGGTGAATGTGAAAGTCTTCGCTAGCTCGGGTACCTACACGCCGCATCCGCAGATGCGCACGGCCCTTGTATTTCTGACCGGCGGCGGTGGCGGCGGTGGTGGCGTAACGGCGACATCAGAGACAAACACCAGTGCCAGCGGTGGCGGAGGCGGTGCGGGCGCGACGGCGATCGGGGTGTTTACGCCGGAGCAACTCGGTGCGAGCCGGTCGATCATCATCGGCGCGGGTGGAGCGGGCGGCCCTAGCAGTGGAGGCAGTGGCGGGAGTGGCGGGAGCACTCAGATCGTGGGTTTGATGACGGCTGGCGGCGGTGTGGGTGGGCCTGGTGGGACCACCTCGGGCGGAACGATATTTGGCCCAGGGGCTGGCGGCACGGCGTCTGGGGGAATGATCAACATCCGCGGCGGGTCGGGCCTGCGTGGCTATGCGCGGAGTGTTAGCCCCGTCTGCGTGAGTGGCCATGGCGGGGCGTCCTTTTGGGGGGGGGGTGCCACTGGGGTGGCCGCGTTTAACTCTGAGTCCGTATCTGGCGCGGATGCGTATGTCTATGGCACCGGCGGTTCTGGTGCTGCCCTGACCAACACCACGACAGGCGCGGCGGGCGGCGACGGAGCTTCCGGCATCTGCGTGGTACTGGAGTTTGGCTAATGCAGTGGACGCTGATTGACGCGAACGGCATTGTCGTGAACCATGTTGTTGCCGACGAGAATTGGCAGCCCCCGGCGGGCTTGACCAAAATCCCTTACGTTGCGGCCCCGATTGGCCAGCACCACACGTGGGAGCCCCCGCCGCCAGAGCCTGCGAAAATAAAACCCACCGTCGTTACCGCGTATCAGGCGCGGGTTGCTCTCTACCACGCCGGGCTGCTCGACGCGGTAGAAGCGATGGTCTCCGACCCGAACACGGCGATGGAAGTCAAACTCGCGTGGGAATACGCGACCGAGTTCCACCGCGACAACCCCTTCATTCTGGCCCTGGCTCCGCAGCTCGGGATGACGGAAGAGCAATTGGACGCCCTTTTTGAGGCAGCCGCGCAGGTGCAGTAGCGAGCGGTGGCAATGAGGCCAACGGCATAGTCCGGGAGTTCTTCTAGCCCATGTTTGGCTTTGACGCCCTAGGCAAGCTCTCGGTCGCGGGGGGGCATCGTGGGCCAATCGCAGGCACCGTCGCAGTCGCAGAGGACGATGACGCACTATCCGCGGCTGGGCGGCTTAGTATCGTCGGCACCGCGGCGCTTGTCGAGCAGGACGATACGCTCGAATCGTCCGGCGCGCTGGCAATCGCAGGCACCGTCGCAGTCGCGGAGGACGACGACACACTATCCGCGGCTGGTATCTTCCTGACGCCGCGCTTTGGAAGCGTCAATGTCACGGAAGACGATGATGTTCTGGATGCGCGGGCGGTGTCGCCCATATTCGCGACAGCGCATCTCATTGAGGATGACGACGCCGCGGAAGTCCGGGCCATAGTGAGGGCGGCGTTCAGGTATGCAAAGGCGCGCTACGAGGCGCCGCCGCTGCTCATCGCCAAGCACAGCGCGCCGCCTGTGATGAAGGCCAGCAGAGAGCCGAGGACATTCAGAGCACAGCGTCTCGCCGCATGAGCAAGCTGCAGATCACATCGGTCTACCAGGGCGACACGGCCCGTCTGCCCTTCGAGGCACAGGACACGACAGGTGCGCCCGAGAACCTGGACGGCTGCTCGATCCGCTGGGCACTGAGCAAGCCAGAGGCCATCGACTCGCCCGTGCTCACGAAGACATCAGAGAACGGCATTCTGGTGCTCGACGCCGCCGCCGGCCGCCTCGTCGTCATCATCAATGCCGGCGAGCTAGACACCCCCGGCCAATACGTGCAGGAGCTCGAGATCACTTTACCGACCGGCGAGACGTACACATATGGTCAGGGACCATTCATCGTGAAGCCGACCGTGCTACCGGAGCAGGCATGACCGAGACCGAACACCTCATCCGCCAAGCCGCCCGTGAGATAGGCATCACGCTGAACATCGACAGGAACAGCAAATTCACGGTAGAGCAGAGCACGGATGAGCCAGGCACATACAAGGTGAGCTTCGTCAATCGCAAGGGCGACGATACAACCATCGTCATCCCGATGGAGTCAGAATTTGAAACTATCCATGTCGCTCTGAAGAACGGGTGGAGAGGCAAAGTTTGATTTCCCGTTTGAAAAATGAAAGAAATCAAAACAAATCAATCAGGAGGTAGGGGAGGCCGCAGACCTGGTGCAGGTCGCAAGCCGGGCTCCGTCACCAAGCGCACGCAGGAGATCGCCGCGGCTGTTCTCTCGCAGGGCATGACGCCGCTCGAATATCTCCTGAGCGTGATGCGCAACGAGAACGAGGACGAAGCGCGCCGGCTTGATGCGGCCAAGGCCGCCGCCCCTTACATACACCCGCGTCTTGCTGCCGTCGAGCATTCCGGCAACGCCGGCAAGCCGCTGACGATACAAGTGGTGACCGGAGTGCCGCGGGAATAAAGAGACGTGCCGCTTGCCAATGGGCACAGTGCAACGCATTGATCTCGGCTATCGCGCGAGACCGCAGTTCATCCCATTTCACACGAGGAGACAACGGTGGGCATGTATTGTTGCCCACCGTCGAAGGTGCCGGCAAGACCGTCGCCTGCATCATGGACCTCGTAGACGCAGCTCTGCGGTGCGAGAAGCCGAATCCCAGGTTCGCGTATATCGCGCCGTTCTACGCGCAGGCCAAGGACGTCGCGTGGGCGTACTTCAAGCAGTTCACCGCGCCGATCCCTGGTGTGGAGGTCCACGAAAGCGAGTTGCGTATTGATCTGCCCAACGGCGCGCGTCTGAGGCTCTACGGGGCGGACAACTATGACCGCATGCGCGGCGTCTACTTCGACGGAGCGGTGCTCGACGAATACGGCGACATGGACCCGCGGGCATGGGCCGAAGTGATCCGACCGATTTTGTCTGATCGCCGCGGCTGGGCCACGTTCATCGGCACGCCCAAAGGTAGGAACCATTTCTACGAGATCTGGCAGGCCGCGAAGGAAAACCCGAGCGAATGGTTNACGCTGATGCTGAGGGCATCTGAGACNGGTCTGCTGCCGCCCGANGAGCTTGAAGATGCTCGCAAGGTCATGACGCCCGAGCAGTACGAGCAGGAATATGAGTGCAGCTTCGAAGCGGCGATCCTGGGCGCTTACTACGGCCGCGAGATGCAGAGGCTTGAGGCGGAGGGGCGGATACGCTCCGTGCCCCATGATCCGAGCCTTCCTGTTTACACGGGTTGGGATCTTGGCCTTGATGACGCGACGGCCATTTGGTTCGTACAAGTCGCTGGCGCCGAAGTTCGGGTAATCGACTACCTTGAGACCAACAACGAGGCGCTGTCATCGATCGCCCGCTCGCTGCTCAATGAGCGGCCGTACATGTACGGGGAGCACTACCTGCCGCATGACGCGGAAATCCGGGAGCTGATGACCGCCAAGAGTCGCAAGGACACGCTTGAGAGCCTAGGCGTGCGTCCGGTCAGAGTGGCGCCTCGGCAGAACGTAGAAGAAGGCATAAACGCGGTGCGCAACCTCCTGCCGCGCTGCGTCTTCGATGAGAAGAAATGCGCNCGNGGCATCGAAGCCCTGCGCAACTATCAGCGCGAATGGGATGACAAGCTAAAGACGTTCCGCAAAACGCCGCGNCACGACTGGGCGTCACATGGCGCGGATGCCTTCCGGTATCTGGCGATATCGCTCAGTCCGCGCGCCAAGCCGCAACCGATCAACTACCCTCGACGGGTCTACGCCTAGACCATGGCAGAAAACGACACCAAACCCCGGCCCCTCAGCGACGAGGAGCTTGCGTCGATCCTCGACCAGCGGAATCGCCAAGCAATTGGCTGGGACAGCGACGAGGTATCGGCCGATCAGGACAACAATCTCGACCGGTATCTCGGCAAGCCCTACGGCGACGAGGAAGAAGGCCGGTCCAATGCCATCAGCATGGACGTGGCCGAGGTCGTCGATTGGGCGATGCCGGACCTTTTGGAACCTTTCATCTCCGGCGATCGCATCGTCGAGTTCGAACCTGCGAAGCCCGAAGACGAAGAGTGGTGCGAGGTCGCGTCGGATTACGTCAATCACATCTTCTTCCGAGAGAACTGCGGCGCGACCATCCTTTACGATACTGTCAAGACGGCACTGATACAGAAAATCGGCTTCAGCAAGTCTGTCTGGCGCGAGAAGATCAAGGAAGAAACGCAGACGCTCACAGGCTTGAGCGCACTGCATTTGGCCGAGCTGCAGCAAGACGAAAGCGTCACGATCAACGAGATCACGTCGGAGCCGATCTCGCAGGAGCTTCTGGCCGATCAGAGCATCGCCGCGGCCTTCGCGGATGGCATGG